ACAAACATTAGAATCTTAGAGGGTACTTACAAAATCCGTGGCAAAGACGTAGACCTATCAGGCATGGTCTTTCCATTAGTAGAAGAATTCAAAGTAGGCGCACGGGGCGGCTACGTAACAGTAGACGGAGCAGCAGTTGCAGGCTTCCCAGATCGTAACATCAAGATCATGTGCGATAACCCCGAAGCATACGAAGCAGCAGGTGCTGCTAAGATCAAGCAAACAGAAGAAAGCGACGAAGAGATCGTAGAGCGTATACGTGAACGATTTGATATGCTGCGAGATATGACCAAAGCAGTCAAGAAGGGCGATGTGCGAGCAATGATCGTATCAGGTCCTCCAGGTGTAGGTAAGTCACACGGTGTCGAAGAAGTTCTTGAACGTTACAAGACACTAGAGTCGCTAGGCCAGGATAGCAAGTACTGCGTAGTTAAAGGTGCAATGAGCCCAATCGGCTTGTATGTAAAGTTGCATGACTACTCAGCAAAAGACAACGTTATTGTTTTCGATGACTGTGATGCGATCTTTGAAGAGCCTCTAGCACTGAACATTCTGAAAGCAGCACTAGACTCTAAGAAGACACGTACCATTCACTGGAACACAGACAGTTTCAAGTTACGTAACGAAGGCGTTCCTAACTCTTTCGAGTTCAAAGGTTCAGCAATATTCATTACCAACTTGGACTTCCGAGATGTTAAGAGCAAGAAGATTCGCTCGCACTTGGAAGCACTTGAATCTAGATGTCACTACATGGATCTAACTATTAAGAGCGAGCGTGATAAGATGCTCAGAATTAAGCAGGTGATCCGTGATGGTATGCTAGATACATATAAGTTATCTGATGAAGTCAAAGAAGATATCATTGACTTTGTAGATATCAATAAGAAGCAACTGAGAGAACTGTCATTGCGTACAGTGCTAAAAGTTGCCGACTTAGCAGTTGCATTTCCAGATCGTTGGGAAGCAGTTGCAGAGAATACTGTTATGAACAATCGCTAATGCCCTCAGCGACATAACAGTGTACAAGGTAGTAGCAGGCACCCCTCTTAGCCCTCACGCTTTGCTACTCCATGTGCCCGGGAAGCAGGACATGCCCTCGTCCTCCCCGGGCTTTTTTTTGACTTACAGCCGGCCCCCCACCCGATGAACCCACAATATTAGTGTGGATTATTTTGGCTAAAAAGAGGTTGACATTCTAGAACTTTGGTGCTATAATATTACTATATTAAACAATAAAGGAGCGGCTATGACAATCAAGTTAACAGATGAAGTTAGATTATTCAACACACTACATTGGTTCAAGTTTGAAGTTGAAACTGGAATGAGTATGTCGCGACACTACAGCCTGTTCGCTATGTTGAAGAAACACTTCCCAGATATGCCTCGCAGCAGTAAGCGTAAAGCATTTGATTGGCTAACAGCCGAGGGATATTATTCATAAACTTTTGGCAAAAAAGGGGTTGACTTTGTCTTCCCCAGACCATATAATAGTAGCATAAGTTAAAGCAAAGAGGGCACAATATGAAACGCAACTTCCGCAACGCATACAAAACACTGAAGAGCTTGGGCGCACCAGTGTATGAAGGTGGCTGGGATGGAGAAGATACATTCCGCATTAGTGGCGAGGACAACTACAATGATGTATGTTGGGCAGACTACTACGAAGAGTTCACTCCAAGCACATGGGAGTTCGGCATTAACCCAATCATCACACGAGTACTAGACAAGTACAAACTATATGCTGAATGGGTGAACCCAGGTGTGCTAAACGTATACGAGAATTGAGTAGAAAGAGGTTGACACAAGGATGTGTTGACACTATAATGTATAGTATAAGTTAACAAAGAGGGCAATAATATGAACATGTATGATATCCACAATGAAGCAACTGTCGCAGCTAAGAATGCAGTAGCAACATTCCTTGAGGACTGGACTGCTAAGACTGGAGGCAATCAGTACGGTGAGCCAATGTACTGTGGCTTTGCTTGGGTTGATGTAGCAGTGACACGCACTAACAGCAAAGAAGCAAAGGCACTCCAAAGTGTAGGCTTCCGTAGCAGCTACCGTCCTAAGTGTATGCAGTTATGGGATCCAGCAGAGCATAGAGGACAGAGCATGGACTGTAAGGAAGTAGGTGCTAGGGCATATGCTGAAGTGCTACAGCGTTACGGCTTTAAGGCTAGCATGGGAAGCAGAGCAGACTAACAACAAGGAAACACTAGAGGAACATTCGGGAGTGTCGGCAACGGCACTCCTTTTTTTATTTCAAAAAAAAATAAAAAAATAATTTCTCGAGGGGTCGGGGCATCAGGGGGCTCGGCATATAAGTTATTGATTTTGTTAGTGTTTTTAGTGCGTTAATGATTTCTACTTTTTAAAAATGAGGTGAGTTAAAATCACCACCTCGAATCTGTAAGTACTTCCCTAGAAATTTTCGCAGCGCAATTTTTTTTCATGCAGAACCCATTTCGGGATATATACTTATAGTAGTGCATACAGTGCTAGGCAGTTCGAACACAGTGTCAGAGCTTGCGTTTATATACGCTATATTAATAAAAGCGTAACTAGCTCTACACTGTATGTGCTACACTCTTATACGCGAAGCAAAAGACGCTGAACGAAGTGATAGCGTATATGCGCAAGCATATTATATACTAGCAAAACAACCCCTCTACGCTATAGAGTACAGTAACGAAGTGTGCTGTACAGATAAATACACATGGAGAACAGTTATGAATAAGATTATATTTAAGATTACAGCCAATAACAGTCATCATACATTTGATTATACTAACGCTACTCTTGACTATGTGTTTAGAATGTACAGTGTAGAAGACTTGAACAAGTTCAATACGCAGAGCATATACTGTGAAGATCAAGGATGGGTTGATCCAGTTCCTGAATATGATCTTGATGATACAGAGTCAATACAAAATGCACACTCAAATACTACGAGCTGTGTGTTTGTAGATACTAGTACTAACTCATTTAGCAGTGTATATACAGGCGAAGATCTACAAGCATTTTGGGATTGGTTTGTTATGCAGGAAGAGAATTTTAAACCTTTAGCAGATCACTATGCTGCAAATCCAAGTGAAGGCACTCTAAGTGTTACACTAGTAACCAACGGTTTTCCACAGCAACTAGACGCTGCACAGATCTATGTATGAAGTTAAACTGGTATACGATCCTGAACCGCAAACACTTACACTAAAAGAAAGTATCACATACTGTGCTACAGTAGAACTATTTCTGCGTGGCATATACACTGCACAAAGCAGTGCAACACGCATACTGTTTGAAACTGAACGTGATCGTACGCTAGGACTGTTAATACTGTCGGGAAGTACATCGTTTACTCCGGTGTGTGTGAATTAAAACACCATCTTTTGTCTAATCGCTATTTAAACTAGAAACAAGGGCTATGCACGGTGTCTGTCGCTATGGTTGAACTAGAATGGTTCTTGTATAGGCACTAGTGTATGTTGGTATTACCGCTACCGTTTTTTGCGTTGCAAACGCTTCGCGCTCTAGGATTTTGCGCAGCGGCTTCGCCGTTTTTTTGGCTTAAACCGCAAGCGGCTTTTAAATACTGTATGCAGTATACACACGCTTGGAGCGACACACTATTGGATATACCTCGCAATCGCAGCATTGTTATAGATCCTGCCAGTTGGGGTTATCCTACTACAGGAGAAAGAGATCGGGTGGACATGGGCACACTGCACTCGCCTAGGTTTTGGAATAACTGTGCAGATCAGGCCAGTGGAGCGCCTAGACTCATAAACGGTGTATCGTGGGACATCATAGACTATGTAGACTTTAAACTGTTTGACTCAAGCAAGACCTGTGATGTTCAATGGCAAACTCTACAAAACTGGTTGGCACTTGAAGATAGAGAACGTGTGCTACACATAGTAAATGACGGTGCCGGTTTCATATATGATGAGCCGTGGTTACGTAGACGTATTAAAGATTTGAATATGATGTATCCTGTTCACCTAGAGTTTGTGGCTAGGGTGACGGATCTAAATCAAGAAGCAGATGCTGTACACAGTGTAAAACAGTGTCTTAAACAGAACTTGAAGTATCGCAGTTGCGTGATCACAGTAGTATGGCACAAGTATGCTCGTGTACACATACTAAAACATCCTCGGTTTGAAGCTGGGCAAGTGCTAGTCAAACCTTACTAAATAGTATACAAGGAGATGATTATGGCTGACGAGAATACCCCAAAAGATTTTGACAAGAACAAAGACGGCAAGATCGATGCAGGTCCAAACTTTGCTAAAAAGAATTATGTTGAGAATTTAGATATTGCCAACAAGAAAGAACGCGGACCAATCAAAACTAAAACAGTTCAACTTAAAAAACTACGTTAATCGTCACCTAGATTATTTAGGAACGAACGTAGTTTAGTTGAATCAGTTTCTGCTTTAATCTTTTTCACAGCAACCCCTTCCTCAGGACTTTCAACAGGAGTACTATTAGTGCGTTTAAGTGCAGCCGCAATTGAACTTGCACTGCCTACTCCGCCTGCTGTTGCTGTTGCTTGTTCGTCATCTTCACCAATGTCAAAGATACGTAGTGTGTCTACATCAAAGCCTAGATCAATCTTTTGTCCTACACCACTTGAGCTACGTGTTTTCATCAACTGTATTTGATAGCGTCCACGCTCACGCATTGCTCTACTTGTAAAGATACCTATGAGATTGTCAGCAGTATTAATTTTACTAATACCGCCACTAATGTGGCTGTGGTCAAATTCAATCTCCTCAACTGAGCTTCTGTTTAACTGCGATGCTGTTACAAAGATACAGTTTAGTTCCATTGCCAAGTTACGCAGTTCTTCCGAAACATACTT